GATAATCTTCAGCCTTGCTTTGTCTAGAATACCGCCATGAGATACTTTCTCTAGTTGTTCTGCGGCAGACTTAACAGCCCTTGAGAAGAGTCGTTCGTCGTGGGTTGTTACGTTTATGCTCGACAGAACGTAGTCACGAGCTTTTAGAAAGTTGTTCCTTTGGTTTTCAGACAGCCCGTCAACAAAGTCAGGTTCTTTTTTCATCCAATCATTTTTATGCCTAATCATGTCGCCAAAGCTATTTTCAAATCTCTGGACAACAGACAACCTAAACTCATTTAGAGGGTATGCCCAAGATAGGTTAGAGAGATATCTTTCCATAGAGGCAAACGGATCTCTCCTCGGAGCAGTATCCGCATTCTCTCCAATCTTTAGTAGTTCTCCACGCTCGTCTTGGTACCTACCGGCAAATACTGCTTCGTTAAGTTCAGCAGCAATACCCGGATCGCTAGTTCTCCAGTTCTCATCCAAGTCAGCGATGTGCTTACGCCCTGTCTTGACAGTCTCTTTAGCAGCGAAAGCCTCTGCTTCATCGCGTCTGGAAAAGAATCTTATTGTCTCTTTGATCTCGTCTTTCTTTCCGTCTACGAGAACCTGTCTAACAGCGCGGACAATGTAAGGCACATCAGCATAGTCTCTAGTTACGTAGCCTGTAGCTTTTGGAAGAACGTCAGGGGTCAGATCTTTAATCTTATCATTCTTTATTACAGCATAGTTTATGTAATCACGAGGGCTATCAGCAGCGTTATCAACCTTAATGCGCTTCTCTAGCCTTACAATAGAAACATCTCCCTTCTCAACACGAGTCTTTAGCGACTTCAACATTCTGTCGTTTACTTCAGCTACCCTAGCCCCGCCAATGGCTGTGTCATCCCAGAACCGGGTTACCTCAGAAGGAAAAGCGTCTATCGCTTTAACAAATATCTTTCTGCTAACTCCATTAATCTGGGTAACTGCTTGCTTGTAACCTTTACCACCAAGCTCCCTAAACATCATTGTGGAGCGCATACGGTGGGCACCGTCAGCCAGATCCCTATACTTTAGGTAAGTGCCAATCTCCTTAGTGCTGAGACGCACAGTCCCAACATTCGGAATGTCAATGCCCTCATTAAGCTGGCGAGGAGTAAAGACTTGCTCAGTCTCATCTCCGTGCAAAAGAACCTTCGCTATCTTGTCATTCTTACCAGTAATATTGTAAACTTCTCTAGCTGCACCTCTAAACGCATCTAGCAATGCAGCTTGCTTTCCGATAATCTCAGACCTTTCAGACACAAGAGCTTGGTCAATGCGAGAGAGATACACATCTGGAGACAGGGTTGCTCTTCCTACAAGCTCACCTACCACCCCAGCGTCTGAGGTTACATCTCCAGTAAATTTGCCAACATCGTCCGCAATCTGGTAGAAAACAAACCGTTCTTCGGATGCTGGCCCTTTCATACCGACAGTAAGTACCTTGTCAAGTCTCTCCATTTCTGCCTTAGCTAGAGCCTTCTCTGCCTCCATCTTATTAATAGTAGAGACTAACTGTTCTGGAAGAGACGGCACATCACCATCTTGTAATCCTTTTCCAACTGCCGTACTCTCAATGTTCAACCCTTCCCACACTGCATCCAACTCATTGGAGATTCTCTCGTAGGTTGTTATAGAGTCTTCATAGTCTTTCTTTGCAGCGAGTAGCTCCTCTTCTGTTTCAAACCTGTCCGCAAAACGAACCTTAATACGAACACCAAAAGGAGTCTTCTCTACTACTTCTGCAAACTCAGGAAGAGACGCAGATATTCTCTCAAACGCAATAGCCCTTTCTGCTTCGCGCAAGAATCCAGAAGTTGGGCTATTGAGCGAATTGAAAGACCTCAACATTTCGTAATATTGAAGCTTCCTGTACTTCTCTAGTTTGCGTACAGCACGAGACGACAACCCCTCAACTACGCTAGGAGCAAGAGGAGTGTAATCAAAAGGAGCCATAGCCAATAGGGCTTCTTCCTTCGTCATCTTTGCTGCTTTAGCTTCACTCCCTTGCCCAACTAATACACGAGCAATAGTTGTTGCAGCAGAGTCATGGTCACCAAGACCCTTGAACATCGCAGGAGCTTTTCTTTCTTTTTGTAAGTTAATAACCCGCTCAATAACTCGCAGTCTATAGGCATTCTTAGTCTTACTTATTGCACCACCAATACCAAAGAGGCTTCCTACTATATCCGCTAGACCAAAACCAAACTCAAGTGCCCAACTAGCCGTAGGATCAAGAAGCCCCATAACAGCAACAGCTTCAAACTTAGAAGCTTGCTTATTAGAAAGCTCGGCCATTACTCTTTTACGAACTTCTTTCTGTTCTTTGACCGTCATCTTCTGATATTCGCGCATATCAAGAGGGCCAAAGTCAAACTTGTACCAGTCTATAGGCGTACTAAAAGGTGCGAGTAAGTCAAAAGCAGTTTCTAGTGCCGTCATTGGACGGCCTAAAAGATTGTAGCCGAGGTTGCTGAGTCCCTCTCCTTTATCAAAATCCCAACCAACACTTTCCATAGCTTGCAAGAAGTCTAGGTTGTACTCCATTAACGGAGGTGTATAGCCTTCTTCTTGGGGGTTTACGTAACCTACATTAGCATTGTATGCTATCTCAGAAGGAGTCAGTTCTCCAGCCGCTCCGCGAATAGCTTGCGCCGTTTGCATAGAATCAAGTTCGCCACTAGCTGCGGCATTACTAATATTATCAGATGCTAGTGAATACGATGCGCTCCTCATAAACCTATCAAGACGCTCATCAACTGCTTCTTGCTGCTCTATCGTAAACTGCTCGTAATCACGAACCCACTGCTGATAGGTTGGGTCCGATTCTTCGACATACCGCTCTAAGGCTTTCTTGGTAGAATCCCAAACGATAGCTCGCTGCATAGCGTAAACATCGCTAGTCCTTTTCGCAGCAGCTTCGTAGACACTAGCCGAAAGCAACTCGACAGGGCTATATAATTCTCGGGCAGCGGCGGCAAAGTCTGGCTCTTCACCTACTGGAATTGGCTGCGGCTCAATTACAATTTCGTCTTCCATACTAAGCCTTACCGCCGTACCATGTTAAGCCACTCGTCAGATTGTCGTCTATTTTCCCTGCTACTTGTGTTAGAGCACTAGTTATACCCATGATATTAGAAGATTTTGCTTGTTTCTTTTTTGCCTTACCTTCCCAGAACGAAGCCTGTACTTCATCTCGTACATTGGCATCGAAGATCTGAAGGTTACGCCCTGTCTGGGACATCAAGCTACTCATTGCTCCACCGTAACCAGAGGAGAGCATTCCATACGCCCCAGCCGCCGATGCTGCGGCTAACTGCTCTGCCCTAGCGAACCGGGATTGGCGAACTATATCTCGTCTCTGGATAGCCGCCTGAAGAAACTGCTGTTGTCTCCTAGTTTGGTTAGCCCTAATAGCGTACACTTCTGCTCTTGCTGCTTCTTTGCCTCCAAAGAAACCTCCGATAGCGCCTACTATTGCTCCCGGTAAGCCACCTTCAACAAAGCCTTGTGCTGCACCTTGAGCGGCTCCCGCTCCTGCGTATCCTGCCATAGTTAGATGTCCCTGTTTATTTCAATTCTGAGATGCCACCCATAGATGTGGCAGTCCTTCAAAGGCTGGCTGTCATACCTGATCTGTAAGATCTTGCCAGTGCCTCGCACTTTGAGTTTAGAAGTGAGAACTTGTTCCCCCATTAGGTCTGTGGTATTAGAGGGAATCCATACATTCTTGTACCTATAGGCTTGCTGCTGTGGTGACCACTTACCAGTATTACTAGTATCAGCCCAGTTCCAAATGTACCTAGCCAAGCATCCACCCGGATTCACCGGAACCCACTGAGTACCACTAGCCGTGTAGCCAGTCTCTGTGCGCTTCATAAACGTCATTAGGTGCGTACCATAACGCCTTCTAGCGGGTTCTACGCCCTCACCATAGGAGTTCTCATACCCTGTCTCAACAAAGGCAGGGGCGTCTACACCGAAGTCTTGGTAACTCGTATTGCCTAGTTCAGCGAAGGTGAGTTCCTTTCTATCTGTCTTAGAGAAACACAAAAACTTTACGTTCCTATATTCCGTAGGATCTGGCTGATAGTTTTCAATATCGTAGATGGCTCTAATATCCTTGGTAGTCGAGTAGTTCTTAAACTTGCTAAAAGCTAGATTAAGTCTGAGATCCATCACCAACCAGTTACCGTAGGCATAGGTTGTTGCAGAGTTTGCATCATAGAGCCAATAGATCTTCTTGCTATTCCTATCGTATGCAGACTGCACCTGTTGCTTGGCTTGCTTGGAGATAGAGGACATGAGCTTCTGGATCTTACCAGTAGTAATGTCCTGTGCAGTCAGGTAGCCACTGTTGCTGTCTTGGGTAATGGCATAGATAGCACCCTCACCCCAGAAGAACGGCACACCCTCGGCTACAATGACAGAGGCAGCATTGACGCAACCTACGTTGGAAATCTGCCGCACTGCGTAGGACGTAGCCTTGAAGTAACCCTCTTGACCACCAGCAATCTCCCAGATACCGTTGTCTGCGAATACTAGTAATCTTCCGTTGTACGCCATAATCTCGTGCACGATGTCCAACTCAGGTATGACAATCACCCCACCGTCAGAGGCAACCAAGTCAGAGATGTCAGGGTCAGTAGGATCTGCTACTTGGTAGCATTTCCCGTATTGGGTATCGTTCTCAATAATCTGTGAAAAGAATATCTTGTGTGACAAGTTGGGGTGCTGCGTCCCTGCGTACCAAATTCTACCGGCAAAGAATGCAACTGCTGTCGGTCTGTTATCAGTCGTGTATCCTGCTGGGTTGCTTACTACTGTAGTAACGAGTGTGCCTAGCGTACCCAAGCCATACGTAGTTCCGTAAAACCCGTAGCCCAAATAGTTCAAGCCCACTTGCGGAGTCAGATAAGAACCGAAATCATCAGGCAATGCAATAGCTAGAGTAAGCATGTCAGTACACACAAACGTAGCCCCGCCCGTGTACGGGCTATGCGAAGTGCCGTTATGGGGTATGCTAAACGTAGTAGGAGACAGAACAGTTATCTCAAAAGAAACTCCGTTAAGTCCCGTACCTTGGCCCGGCGAGTACCCAGAGAAAGTTACGTGCGCTCCCGTTTGTAGGTAATGCGGAGAAGCAGTAGTAATCACTACCGGGTCAGCACTAGTAGAACCAGTGATGCTAAATGTCGGAACAATAGCTGTGTTATTGCCGTTGATAGTGAAACTGTCTGTGTCACCCAGATTGTCTATATAGTATAGTAGGTTTTGCTTTATGAATATTGGATCGCCATTTGCGACACCGTGATCTCCGCTTGTCCTAATGGACAACTGGTTAGAGTTCGGAACATAGCCGACTATACCAAAAGAGTTAGATCCTGCTGGAGAAGCACTACCGTCTATGTCGCCGCCATCAGATATGTACACACTCGTAGTGTCAAAAGGATTTCTAAGGAAGTGCCCACTAGGAGCAGGAGTATCTTGGAATAGTTCGTTTATGAGCTTCTCGCTAGAGAACGCCCTAGTCCAATCTGCCTCCGCGACATTGGCAGTATTCTGCCTAGCAAGAGCCTTGGAGACTCGCATGTTCTTAGAAGGGTACGTGCCAGTATCACTAAAAAAGGTGTTGAGTATCGCACTGCGCCAACCCTTGTTCAAGAGGTTATACTTGTGAGATGCAATCTCTGTGATAGGTCGTGCCAGATTATCAAAGCCGTCTTCAATGCCTTCAAAATCTCGCTCACGTATGTCTATCTCAGTCGCAATAGGCTTTCCATTATCTCTGTCCCATTCTACGTAGAATGGTTTAAGGTACTGCCCAACCACAAATAGATAGCCACGCGCAAAGTCTGTGTTGACGGGACTGCTGGCTATCTGTGACGTAGTAGCCGATCCAACCTTATAGGTAGGAAGATGGACATACTCTAGAAAGGTATTCTCGCTAACAACTTCCGTGTCTGGGTAGAAGCGTAGCTGCTCGCCTACCTGAACCACCAAGAGATTGAAACCCGGATCCCCGCCTACGTTTCTCCAGTGGTGCGTCCTAGTCATGCCTTCCTCTGAAGTCAGAGAGGCATAAGCCACTAGGGCAGGAGTAGCCGCCAAAGCAGGGAAAGAGGAAACGCTATCCCATTCCCACTCGTAACTGAACACGCTACCGACCAGAGTTATATCCAGTGTCGCGTCTGAAATGTTGTAGGTAGTACCCCCAATCACAATCTTAGTAAAGGGAAGAGAGAACTTAACAGTCGGAAAACTAGTACTGAGAACTAAAGTCTGGGTTGAACTATCGTAGCTAATGAGATAGCTAGTCCCATCATAGGTAAAGTAGAACCCGCGAGGATTGCCGCTAGCATCGACACTCAAGTCGAGCACAGTAGCCGTAGTGTTAAGCACAATGGACTCAATGTTAATGACTTGTCCGCTGCTCTCTAGGGCAAGACCAAGCCTTCTCTCACGAGATCCGTCAATGTTAAGAACAAAGTTCTCCTCATCAGAGGAGAAGTTATCAGGGAAGTTTAGCGGAGAAGCATCAGTATTAAGACCAGCTACAAAACTAAAATAAGACTTCTCGCTAGGTATCCTGTTTTCTGGTTCATTCCGTCCGCGAACTAGACTGACCATTATCGTCCTTTTGATATTTTTTGGTACGAGCATTCTTACTAGTAACGTGGTCGGACATATCCCACATCTTCTCTAGATGCTTATGGATTTCATTCTGTGCCCATTCTGCCTTAGTCCACAGACCAGCAAGGTGGCTAGGAATATCTCCCGGCTTGCTATCGGCAAAGGCAATCTTGAAAAGCATGGAGTTCTGGCACAGGAACACCCCATACTTACGGCCAGTTGGAGTCACGTTATCTTTGATAGCGTTCTCCCTATTCAAAGTTTCTTCACTTGCGTCCATAGTCTACTCCATCGTGCACAACGGTCTGTCGCCACTTGTTCCTCTGAGCGCGAACCCTAGACCGGCTCGCACTCTGCTCAATCTTCGGGAAGACTGTCTGCTTCCACAGGTTCGTTGCCCTCGACATCGCCTCGTTATACAAGAGCGGGAAGAGGTTCTCTGGCAGATCAGGAATGAACGAGTCGCTCATAGACGTAAACGAAGGGCGAATGTTGCCGTAGCACATTACTTTTGCAGACTGCAAGGTGTCTTCAATGCTTGAGGTATACGAATCAAATACTATGTATTCGTCGTCAAACGAAGTCCAATACGTAGGAGGATTCTTCTTGTAGATAATCAGATTGATGTTAGCTTTGTAAGGTACTAGAACGTAGTTTGTAGTATCCGTATCCGGTCTGTTCATGCACATCTCTACGAAATCAATCGGCTCCATCCTGTGCACTTCTTCGTAGTTCTTGTTCTCAGTTAGAGTCCCACGCTTATCATATTTGATCCATTCAATCTTTGAGACGTTCTGAGGCAGACGCATATGCGTAGGCTTAGTGTTATCACCAGACGCCTCCAACACAAACAGATCCTTGGTGTGAGCAAAGTCATGCTCATCTGCCAAGTCGTAGTACACATCTTCGATGATCTTGGCTACTTGCTGTGCCTCTTCGGTATCCCCGATAGAGTTCACATCGTCGCTGTCCATAGCAGACAGGATACCTTGTACCATGTTCAACAAGCTACGTTTTGCCATTACCATTTCACCTTGTCGGCCCAATAGGCCGCTGACATTTTGCCTTTCTTAATATTCTTAGCGTGGCGAGCCTTGAACGATTTGTTACGGGCAGATCCTTTGGGCGAGCCTTTGACTCCTTGCTGACCAAAGCGAATAACTTTTTCTTTACCGCCTTCGCAAGCTTTGACAACATGGCTCTTAGTAGGATGGTTAGGAGTCCTCTTTGGCTTGTTACAAGCCATCTTTGCCTTATTAAGTCGCTCTGCCATAATTCTTCCCGCTCTTTCTGATACGCATTTGCTTTCTCAACTCGGGAGTAATCTTATGATCCCAGCCTTTGTTACGAGTTGAAGGAGCACCCGTTAGGGGTCTGCCTATGTAACCAGCGGTCTTTCTAGCCATCTTACTTCAGCTTATTCTTAGGCATTTTCTTAGGAGTTTTCTTCTTGCGGCTGTCCATTTCCTTCTTCTTGCCAGCACTAGAGTAACCGTATGTCTTGGGCATTGTAGTTTCCTTTAATTACTAGTAATAAGGGTCGGGGGAGAGAAACCCTCCCCCTTCCCATTTGCCTTAGTTGGCAGGAGTCGAGTAATCAATCACGACAGTCGCTGCACCAGCACTAAAGGCGTTGGCATCACCAAGGGTGGCCGCAACCTTCGTATCCTGTGCAAGGATAGTCTTGATAAGATCCCCGTCAAACCCAGCACCGCCAGTGGTAACAAAGTCGGCACTGTAGCCAGCAACGAGCGTGGCAACGGTAATGGCGTCACAGAAGCCATCAACGTCTACCGCCGCATCCGCAGTCGAGTAGGCACCAACGTCGAGCAGGGCATTCGCACCCGCAAACGCAGAGTCCACAACGATACGCACACGGTGGATCTCGCAACCAGCAGGAAGAATCACGCTGTTCGCAAGCTCCGTAGCACCGGCAGTGGCCGCAAGATCCGCACCCGAAACCTTCAGGATAGCGGACTTGAGGTTGCCGAAGTTGCTGTTAACGGCAGACGCACTGTTCGTTTCAACAGCACGAGTACCGAAGCCAACATAAAGGCCGTCAGAGTTAGTCCAGATATTTTCACGATTCATGGCTATTCTCCTTAGACCTGATCGGTGTCAGTCAGAACCACAACGAGGTTCTCAGGGCGATAAACCTTGAGGCCATAGCGAGCAGTCGTTACATACTCCTCGCGCTGGAGATCCTTGTTGTACTCCGAATCGACTTCAGGCATCTGCCGCCACGCACCGACGAACGGCATGAGGTCAGGAGAAGAAGCAGAGAAGAACATGTTGGCGACACCAGCAGCGGTAGTCACACCACCAATCGTCTCGTTCTGATCCTTCGGCAGATAGTTAGAAGTGTAAACGTCGAAGCCATAGATGTTCTTGACGAACCGACGGCCAGACGCCAGACCAGAGGTGATGACGCCTTCCCACATCGGGTTGTTAGACACGTTGGTGAGGTTCTGAAGCGTGTTCAAAGTGTACTCAACCGACGGGTCAACAATCGCAACGAGGTTGACATCGGGCACATTGGCCTTCTTGAGAGCGAACAGAGCCTTCGCAAAGTCGGCCACAGCAATAACTTCGCTAGTGCCCTGACCCACCCAACGATGGTCTGCGCCGTTGATAGCGTTGACGTTGCCAGCGGTCTGACCGCCAGAAGCACCACCCGCACCAAGGGCAAGAATGTCCGTCTCAAGCTTCTCCATGATGGCACGAGCCTGCTTCGGAACGAAGCTCGACACAAGCTCACTCATGTAGTACATATCCTGCATCGCCTTCTTGGTGATGTAGGTACCGCTTGAAACGTACTGGTTAATTACAAACGTGAAGTTACCAGTGTCAAGAGCGTCATAGGTAACGGGCGAATCCTCGGCGTAGTTACGAACCGGCAGATCACCAATCGACGGGATATTGAAAGTATCGCCATCGGGGAAATCAGTCATCCACCGGACATACGCCTGAGCGGTAAGCTCGTCTTCCAAGACATCCTTAAGCTGGCTGCTCCACAACTGGGACCGACGCAGATGGCCGGTATTCGCAGTAGTCATGGACATAGTTAAAGACTCCTAAAAGTTAACTGTCCCACGAATCACCAAGTTCCATCATGTCTTTGTGCATCTGTACTTGCATTGCCCTATCAAGGACAAACTTGCGAGTACCGACTTCTACCTTCAGTTTATCGTAGTATGCCTTGTTCCTGACACTACTAGTATTAGACTGAACTACAGCAGCACTGTTGACACTTCCCTTCGGTGAACGAGAGACATTAGCAGGGTTGTTGTTTTCTCCCACAAGATTCCAAAAAGCAGTAGGACTGCGCCTAGCAGTCTCTCGCAACATATCAAGATCCAAGCCCAGTTCACGAGCCTTAGAGTTCAAGAACTCCTCTGACTTGTTGCCGTACTTGTCTGCGATACGAGAGAAAGCTTTGCTTAGGTTTTGGTTCTCCTGCTCTTTTGAACGAAGCAAGTGGAAGATGCTTTCTACATCCCTTGAGGTTAGCTGCTCGGCTTGGTTACTCGGCGGCTGCTGTGTCTGGTTAGTCACAGGTTCTTCCCTCGAAAGGGTACTCTTCTGGACTCGGGCAAGAATCTCTTCCATCAAGTCTTCACTCCTCTTCCGGTCATCTTGGTTGTTAATCAACGCCCTCAATGCACGGTTTTCGTCTTGAAGCTTGTTGATAAAAGTGTCAGACTCAACCTTACCTTTGGCAAGATCTTCGACTGACTTGAACTTCTTACCTTCACCAACGAGATTCGCTAGGAGGTCTTCCCGTGAAATCTCGGTATTACTAGTAGCCTCTGGGGTCTCCATTTGGCTCTCATCTGTCATGGTCTATGGCACTCCCTATAAGTTTAATGAGCCGGTCTAGCTCGTCTATACGCCCATTGCGGTGTGCTTGTAGATACGCCCACGCCGCAACATCGTAATCTTCCTCTCTCATAGAAAGAGTTTGTTTCTTGTTCTCAAGGTACTCTTTAAGCACCTTCAAGATAGAGTAAGACGATAGAACTACATCCCGTCGTCTTTCTCTGTCAGTTTCGTTGGCACAACCAAAGTACCACTCAACTCCCATTGGTACCTTCATGCCATACCTTCTTCACCAGTCGGAACAACAGGAGTCATGCCCTCAACCTGTAGCTGCTCTTGTGCAGCCATAGAGAGTCGCTGAGTCTCAAGCTGTTCGTCGAGGGCAATGTTATCTCCAAATACACCTTGCCCTTCTAATCCAAGGTTTTCGACAATAAGTTTTGCAATTTGTTTCCCAGACATGTGAACTTTCACACTAGGATCAGCATAAATAGCACTATTAGCTAGGTTAGTGAGGTTCTGGACTAGGGTTGCCTTGGCCGCAAAGTGCCTAGCTCCGCGAGGAACAAGCTTGCCTTTAGCAGTCAGATCCTCTTGGGTTATGCTAAGAAACTGCTGAATACCAATGTCAGTATCCAAAGCACGAACAACATCAGCACCGTCGAGATTGCGCTTGGCACACTCCAGCATATTATTGAGTAGGGGTTCCAAAAAGTTTTCTTCAAAATACGAGATCTTACTTTGGAAGATGCGCCCTGCTGCATTCTCCAAGGTCTGCACTTCGTATGCAGTCTTCTCACCCGGAGTCCTGAACCCCATTGCTTGCTTCGGAGCACCCGCCATCTCCTCCATCTCGTTCTCTATAGTAGCAATCTGGAAGTCTGCGTTTAGTGCAGTAGTATCTGGGACAAGCATGGAGACATCTCCCTCTTCTCCCATGTAGATACGAGTACCCGGTTGCCAGTCAAAGTCCTCTACGTACCCACGGATCTTCAAGGCAGGGTGAGCAATCTGGTCAAATACGTCAGCCTTGAGGTTTTCCAAATGGTCAATCCTATACTGCATACCCACCAGATTGTCTAGCGGCCCCATTGCCCAGAGGTTATCTGGACGCAGACGCCAGCCTGAATGTTCTTTTAGCGAACGTCCAAACCAGTTATTAATCGGCCCCATGTACACAATGTACGCCCTGTCGAGAATGGCAATATGGTAGTTCTCGTACATCTTTCGCGCATGTACATCGTAGATGTCGCCCTCAAACTGAAGCAACTCTATGTACCCGGAGTTGTAATAGTCTTGCAACGAACCGAAACCATCAGCCTTAAAGCCTTCGGACTTACGCACATCGCCAGCGCGGAAAGCTTTGTAATGAGCACGGACATCTACAACCTTAGAGAAAGCGTTTTCCAAACCCTCTGCCCACTCAGGCATAGTGGAAATCATTTTTTGAATATCACCCATAGACAAGAGCATCCTCTCAATCTTTGGAGAATTCTTAAATGAACTACTAGTAATATCAAACACGATGTCATACGGTGAGATCCTACGCAGCACTGGTCCAACGTAGTTCTGAACAACCTGTCCATCAGACAGTTCATGCCTTTCGTTTAAGAACTCTACGTCAGCAAAGCAGTTGCCGTAATCAATAAAGTCAAAGACAAGCTTTGATATTTCCTGCCTAAACTTAGACAGGTTAAGCTTGTTCTTCATGTAGGTAATGATAGCGCGAGACTTCTCGTAAGTAGCAGACTGCTTATCAGCAGCCATCCAAGTAAACCAATCTTCATTAGGAAACAAAGCTGCCATGTAGTTGGCATGGAGGTTGTCGCGGATCTGACAGATCTTTGGCCTAGTGGTCTTATTTTTCCACGGAAGACTGCTATTACTAGTAGTACTGGTATCCGTGGCAAAGACGTAGTTACGCAGTTCGGCCCAATCCTTTTCCTTTTGGGCACGGGCAATAACCCACTTGTCGTACATGTCACAAATCTGGCGAGCAAACTCGTCAGGGTTAATGTACTGGTAAAGATCTAGAACTCTCTTTGGCATAGTAGTTACCTAAAGGATACGCCCCCGAAGCGGGAGCTATAGATGATGTTATTACTTTGGGTACGCCTGTTACCCACATGGAGCGGGGGAATAGCTACGTCAATCGCCGCAGCTAATGCGTCCTTTATGTCGTCATGTGCTGGTTTGCTTTGCAGCAGTTCTTCTTCTAGCAACTGACAGTTGCCCCCACGGTAGTGCCAAATAGCTTGGTTGTCGTAGCGGGGCTGAAGGATTGCAGCCAGACGTTCTTCCTTGGAACCCAAGTGCCTAGTCGGAAAGAACTCGTCGATAGACAGAGCCAGACCCTCTGGCTTGATGTACATCTCCTTAAGTTCTCGTACCACTGCGCTCTGGGCTACCGTCATTTCGGCACGTAGTTTTCTAAAATCCCAACGAATGTGCAGATCCCGTATATGCCTAAAGCACTCAGCAATCCTATCGGCACGAAAACGATCAATGTCAAGAACGTAAACATTGCGGTCAGAATCAATCCCAACCACGACAATAGCAGTATAGTCAGCCTTTTGAGAGAGACTGAATGCGAAGTCGATTGCGCCATATACGTTCACCTGTTTACCCATGACAAACCATTTGCCATTGTTGCGACTTACATGGGCCTTGTCGTAGTATTGGAACTTCGTGGCGTCAATGTCGCTATTGCCCCACGCATTAGGATCATTGTAGTACTGCGCGTAGAACTGTGTCTTGTCTAGGTACTGAGCTTTCTTCTTACTCAAGATACGCTCGTCAAACCCAAACCACTTGCCGTCTCCCCGTTGCTGTCGGGGCCAGATGAACTCACCAGTTCCGTCACCCCTGTCCTCAACTGAACGCTCAAAGATCTCGTAGACAGGGGCAGTGTCAATGATGTTGCCGCTCTTATCAAAGACCTCTTGCTCCATCTCCATCAAGTCATAGTACAAGTCTCGCGGATGATAGCGCGTACCGACAACCCACTCTTGGGCATCAGCACTTTCGATAGACGCCAATAGGCTATACTGAGTCTTTACCTTTTCCCTGCCGTCATTGGTATAGGCATTCTCTTGTACCACTACGTCGTCTAGGACTGCAATGTTACAGTGCAATCCCGTCAAGGATGTAGTCAATCCCCCCGTAAAGACCGTAGGATCTCTAACACCCTCCAGCTTACGCAAAGGATGATCGACCGCAATTTCTGAGTTAGTCCACTTCTCACGCTTGCCTTCCTCTGGGTTAATCAAGTCAGGCCAGTACATGCTTACCCACTTACTAGTAAGAATGTCCTTAATCATCTTTAGCTGCTTCTCAGCTAGGTTACTAGTACTAGAGATATAGAGCACGGTTACAGCAGGGTTCTTGACAATCTCCCAAGCCACACGGTAGGCAATCATTGCGCTCTTGCCGTGATCTCGCGGCAGCAGAACTAATTGGTGGCTCTTTCCATCCTCTCGCGTCCACCAGTTAACCAAGTCCTCGTGCACATGCCCAAGCACACGATGAGGCGCAACAAGCTGGATGAACTTCTTCAAGTCACCCAACGCTTCTTCGCGTATCAAGTCCTCGGTGGCTTTCTTTGCTGTTGCCATTTTATACCAGTGTATCGTATTCAGCTTGGAGTTCGTAATACCCAGTAGCTACTATAGTAGAGCCACCAGCATCTGTTGCAATCTCTAGCTTTAACAAAATTTCCTTATAGTCTATACCTCCTAGTGCTTGGCTTTTATACGCAGTAAGCTGCCACTCAGGAGAATTGCTATTCAGACTGATCCAAGAATTTAATGTACCACTAGTCAGGTTGTCCCCAGAAATCTTGGTTGCTCGTATCCAGTAGTTACCTACATAGGTTGTAAGAGGGACTACCCACTGAGTACCAATTTGGTTGTATGCACCCAAGGTTCCGTTAAGGAGTGACGTTGCTTCTTCTAACTTTCCGTTGGTGTTTGCCCTTAGATATTCTTTTGCACTTCCACCGGGATATTGAGAAAAAGCATAATAGGTATTAGGAGCACCAAGAGTTCCACTAAGAGCAACCGTATCCGCAGTACCCGGAGTCAAGGTTACACTAGATGGAGACAAGGTTAGACTAGCTGCCCCTACTGCTAGGTTATAGCCACTCTGTGTCAGCGTGACATTACTAGGCGTAAAAGCAAGAGTAGCCTTATCTACATCGAAGTAAGTATGTTCGGTGTAGTTGTCAGGACTAGTTAGTAGCGGGTAAAGGAAAGCAGGAATCACGCTATTGCGTCTCCGTAAACCACCCACGTATTAGCGGCCAAGCAAAGAAGGCCAATGACACTGTGCTGAGTACGAGTCTTAAGACCCTTAGCACCGTTGATAGTAGCCGTACCTGACACGGTAACCTGACCAGCACCGCTCTGGACAATCAGCAAGAATGCACCTACGACACCCACACCCGTGTTCAAAACAACACTAGTAGCAGATCCAGAGGTACACCGGATAGTGGTGTTCATGTCATTACTAGTAAGAGTCCGAAGAGTAGTCGCCTCTGCGACAATCGGAATGCCAGCCTCACGATGCAAGATGCCCTTGAACTCGCCGTCATCTTCTACCAGATATTTGTCGTCGTGTTCTAACTGGGAACCCAGCATAGTCTGAAGGGTAGACAGGTCAATGCCCGTAGTGCTGGCATCGACGTAGGCTTTTGTAGCCGCCTCTGCATTTCCCACAGGGCTTGGAAGATTGAGAATCCGATTGCTGTTCATGTCGAGAGACGCGCCCATCGTATTGGGAGAAGTGCCATCTCGACTCAGGGTATTCTCTAGAGCAGCCTCAATAAGATCATTGTTGGCATTGTAGCGAGTCTCGCTTCCGTACCCAGTCGTAATGTCGTTGAGAGTTAGTTTTGCCATAGTTGTTACACCAGTTTAATCCCGAGCCGTTCTGCGGCTTCTTTGTGCGATAAAGATTCAGCGGCCATCCGGTGAGTCTCACGAGCGACTTCTTCCTTCGATGGCCTACCCCTATTGCGAGGACGGCTCTTATCCTCGTCCTTGAACTTCGATTCTGCGAACCACTTAGCAGCAGCTACGTCCCCACCGTCCATAGCATCCTTGAGCTTCCTGATGCCCTTTGCCTTGAGCAACAGGTCTAGTTCCCTGCGCCATTGGTCAATGAACGGACGCAGAGTAGGAGAGTTAAGCTGGCTTTCCCAACACTCGTAGGAGCCAAAGATACTCGTTGCAAAGATGTGCTCAGTAGGATCTGCGTACTCCAAGTACTTTCGTTTCACAGAGAGATAGCGGTTGCCGTCCACCTCCCTATCGTCTTCTGCGAGAGTAAAGAAAGCTGGGTACTTATCCCCAGCCTCTGTCAACTCAATGTAAAGGCTCTTAGTCCTCCACTTGTTGTTGACATCCTTAAACGCAGCTATCTCATCAAAGTGAGACTCTGCCACTGTTAGAGTGCCACCGCAGGAACCTTGTACGCCGTGCCGTTAGCATCGTAGAGAACCAAGTACCCAGTAGGAGTAGGTGCCCCTCCTGCATACGCAGTGTCCGTAGTCAGCTTGCCCTTGATGTTGGTAAAGGCAGAGTTGTCGGAAAGTTTAACCTCCAAGGACACCGTAGACCTACGAAGGCAAGGGAAGCTAGCCGTTACACCACCAAACATCAAACGGTCAAAGGTATTGCCATAACCAGTCAAGACCAACTGCCCAGAGATATTGGCATTGTCCATGATCCTGACAGCACCGGAGCTACCCAAGTAGAATTCACCCTCTCCGAGGAACCCGCCCCAGATCTCGTTAGCTCCAGCCGATACTTCACCGAATACGACCCCTGAGTAGGTAGTGTTGCTCGTACCGAACATGGCACAAGGAATACCTTGGTAGTCCTCAGTCCCCACAGCAACTAAGCCAGTCCAAGATACGTCGTAGTCCGTAGCCGTGTCCTTGACGAGAAGGTTCCCGGCGTAAGCTCCCCCGCTAGGAAGCAAGTTGTCCACCACAATGTTCTGGAGGTTGATGCTTCCTACGTTGAGGATGTCATTCCCGTTCATGTCCAAGTCAGCGTTCATCTGGTTTGGACTAGAACCGTCACGAGATAGGGTGTTGTTGAAGGCTGTCTCTAGGGTATCATTGTTTGCGTTGACGGCTGTATCAGAGGCCGAATCGGCCAAGGCACCTAGTTTTGGCATTGAGAACCCTCAAAGATTGAGATTTAACCAAGCCTAAGAGTAAGATTGAAGAATAAAAGTTCAATAAAGATTCGCGGGCGAACGAGAACCCCTTAGTAAAGGGGGTTGAGTGAGCCTAGCTTAGTTACTTATATAGTTATAGTTATACTATTCTTATTCTTATTTATACTATATACTATCTTACTAGTAACTATTACTATTACTAGATTAATGAGGCAAATT